AGACAAGCACGCCCGAAATCATCGATTGGGATATTCCCGTACACCCTCAAAAGATTGTAAAATGAAAAACTTGTTATATATAGACCTGTTCTGCGGAGCGGGCGGAACATCTACGGGCGTGAACTCCGCACGGCTCAACGGCGAACAATGCGCAGAAGTGATTGCTTGCGTAAACCACGATGCAAACGCGATAGCCTCTCACGCCTCTAACCACCCCGAAGCACTCCATTTCACGGAGGACATCAGAACGCTGGAACTTTCCCCGCTCGTTGCTCACTTGGAGGAGTGCCGTCAGCAGAACCCCGGAGCGCGAGTAGTTCTGTGGGCTTCACTCGAATGTACGAATTTCAGCAAGGCAAAGGGCGGTATGCCGCGCGATGCAGATAGCAGAACGCTTGCTGAACATCTTTTCCGCTACATTGAAGCAATCAGCCCCGACTATATTCAGATTGAGAATGTTGAGGAGTTTATGAGTTGGGGCGAGGTGGACGAGAAAGGTAAGCCAATCTCAATGGATAAGGGCAAGAGTTATACGCGCTGGGTGCGCAATGTAAAGAAGTACGGCTACAACTTTGACCACCGCATACTGAACGCTGCTGACTATGGTGCATATACCAGCCGCAAACGCTTCTTCGGGATATTTGCCAAGAAGGGGTTGCCTATTGTGTTCCCGGAGCCTACGCATTGCAAGGAGGGGTCGAAGACGCTCTTCGGAAATTTGAAGAAGTGGAAGCCCGTCAAGGAAGTTCTGGACTTTGAAGACGAGGGCAACACCATTTTCCGCGACAAGCCTCTGTCCGAGAAAACGCTGGAACGCATATATGCTGGCTTGATAAAGTTTGTGGCAGGAGGTAAAGAGTCATTCTTGGTTAAGTACAACTCAATGAGCCGCAGCGGAAAATATCAAGCACCGAGTATTGACGAGCCGTGCCCCGTAGTTGCTACGCAGAACCGCTTGGGGCTTGCGCAGGTATCCTTCTTGTCGAAGCAATACAGCGGACACCCCGAAAGCAAGAACAGTTCTATTGACGAGCCAGCGGGAACTATTACCTGCATAGACCACCACGCATTTGTGTCGGCGTACTATGGCAACGGGCATAATCACTCGTGCGAAATGCCGTCCCCTACGCTGACCACAAAAGACCGACTCGCGCTCATTCAGTCGGAGTGTTTTATTGATATGCAATACGGCAACGGAACTGCCGCTTCAATAGACAACCCCGCGTGTACCGTAACTACAAACCCCAAATTCAATCTCGTTACGGACAAACGCTTCTACTTGATGAACCCTCAATACAACTCTGCGGGCGGCTCGATAGAAAAGCCTTGTTTCACTCTCATTGCCCGTATGGATAAAATGCCGCCTTATTTGGTGGCTACGGAAACGGGCGAGGCGGTAATTGAGGTCTATTCAACAGACAGCCCAATGACGGTTAAAATCAAGGAATTTATGGCACTCTACGGCATTGTGGATATTAAGATGCGTATGCTGAAAATTCCAGAACTCAAAAAGATAATGGGCTTCCCCGAGGACTATGTATTGGTTGGCACACAGGCAGACCAAAAGAAGTTCATCGGCAATGCGGTTGAGGTAACAATCGCCCGCGCTTGGTGTGAGGCTCTGTGTGCAAGGCTATCCGCGACAATCAAAAACATAGCGTAATGGAACACAGGAATTGGGAAAAAAAGATTTGCGTCAAAATCAACCTATACAAAGGTTGTTGGGTTGAGGAGGTTATTTACTACCAATATGCTCTCCCGCTCCGCATCGTGGAGCGTTGGAAGTGGTACTTTGAATATCTCGCCGCGCTGGTCAAGGTTCACAACCCGCGCCGGAAGGTTGAGTTGGTAATCTGCGCACAGGAGTACAATAGTGTTGAGGACTACATCAGCGAGCGGACAAAGAACCTCTTGCGAGCCAAGAAAGTCAAACTCAAACGAACCCGAACGGGAATTGAAGATGACCTCTTCGGGTTTGCCAAGGCAGAGCGGGAGAAACTGACAGACAAGGTACAACGAGAGATAGAAGCATTGGAACGAGGTGAAATCAACTTTTATGTTCCGCCGGAATACATTAACAAAATCAAAAAATGGATAAAATAAAGATGGTAAAACTTGAATTGACATTTAAGCAGACAGGCAAAGAAGCGGGAGATTGCACTACTCCTTATGAAGTGTCGTTGAGCAGAGATTGCACATTAAGGGAGTTTGTAGAAGCAGTATTAGAACGCAAAGAATGGGGCTACATCGGGCTATGGTTCCCCGGAGAGATTTTCGGCTACCCTAAATGTGAGTACCGCGATAGCAAGGTGTTTAATTCTGAATTTTCAGAAGATGATTTTGCTCAAACAATTGATAAAGTTTCGGCAGCTGGCGGCTGGTCGCGTATGGATTATTTGATAACCTTAAAAAACTAACAACTATGAAAATTGGAGATTTGAGTATTGGCGATTGGGTGCTTATGAACGGTGAGCCAGCCAAAGCAATGCGATTAACTATGGCAGGGCGTTCAATTTTTAGAGGATTGAGCGGTCAAATATACGGCTCCGTTGGGGGCGATATTTCCCCGCTGCCGATAACGCCCGAAATTTTGGAGAAAAACGGGTTTAAGAAGAACGGCGAGTACAACGAGTGGAACATAGGGGAATGGAACGAAAGACCTTTTATTGGTGTTTCTCTTGACCGCCAATCTATGAGGATAACATACCTCGGTACCGACATCTTTGTTGTGCATCAAGTCGTATGCGTTCATCAGCTGCAACACGCTCTCCGTTTGGCTTGCGTGGGAAAGGAGATTGAGTTATGAAACAAATTAAATTCAGAGGAAAGACCCGAAACGGCAAATGGGTGTACGGATACGCCGCAAAATTCGCTCACGATTCAGTTCCAGTGATTTTGGAAGACACCGAAAATGGTATTTCACCTCGAAAAATTATTCCCGAAACCGTCTGCCAATTCACGGGGCTGCACGACAAGAACGGCAGGGAGATTTACGAAGGGGATATAATCGTGTCGCAGGATTATAGCCACGCCCGACACTATGTGAGATACATCGACGACGAGGCGATGTTTGTTGCTATGATAATCGGCTCCTCACTAATGGAGTATTGCGCCATTAGGCAATCGTGGATTGACAAGTACGACAAGAAAATAATCGGAAACATATACGATGACCCCGAACTCGTGGGAAAAATAAATTGATTGACAATGAAAGCCATAACAATTAAACAGCCTTGGGCGAGCCTCATAGCCGCTGGGCTGAAAGATATAGAGAACCGAAGTTGGAAAACCAATTACCGAGGTCGTGTGCTTGTCCACGCCGCAGCAGCACCCGTCAAAGAGGGACTTGCCGCCCTCAATAACAAGCAGCTGTTTGAGTTGATGAACCGCGAGAATTGGGAAACAGAATTTGAGAACCTTCCTAACGGGGCTATTGTCGGCAGCGTTGAGATTGTGGACTGCGTTCAGAACCACCCTTCCAAGTGGGCGCAAGAAGGCTTTTGGCATTGGGTATTAGCCAATCCCGTACTATTCCCCAAACCTATCACGGGCGTAAAAGGTAAGTTGTCGTTTTGGGAGTATGAGGGTGAGTTGCCCCTGCCCAAGACAGAAGAGGCGGCGCAGCCCGTACCTGCTCCTACCGCGCCCGTTATTGCGGCTCCCGTTCCGCAGCCCAGCATTTCAGACCTGCGTGAGCAGAACTTCCGCAAGACCGTTTCGGACAGCACCCGAAAGATGTTGGAACGCCTCACGGTCAAAGAACAGATGCAGGTGTCGTTCCTGCCGCTCATAATTACGCAATGTGCTTGGGTGTATGCACATAAGTCTATGGCACTCGCCGCCCGCGACAAAATAAGCATTTTGAAGAAGTTGAGCCGTACCCTCAAAATGGTTCATCAACGCTACGAAGATGACCTGCGCCGTGACCTTGACTACAAGAGCCGCACGAAGGTACAGACGCAAGCAGACGAATTTATGCAGAGTATAGCGCACGATATGATGATACTCTATTTCACGGTTCGTGGTGAGATTATACGCTGCGCACCCGAATACCCTTGCGTGGAGCAGCGCACCTATGCAATCATTTCGCTGTTGTTCATCGACCTTCTCGAAAGCCACAACAAAGAAATGGACAAACTGCTGGCGGAGAAACTTGACGACTGCAACCTGGCACCCAATGTAATACACCCTATGACGAAACACCTGCGTACAGGTATGACTGCCTTTGCGGGCGTAGAGGGCAAATTCAACTACGACAACTTCAATGTGAAACTCGCTATCAAGGTTGTCGGAAAGAGGCTCAATGCTATGGAGTTCAACATAATGGAGGAATAGGCTATGATTGACTGCTTCAAGAGATTTGCCGAGAGCGTGAAGGAGGCTATAAAAAGCCTTCGTAAAATGTCCGCTCAATTGGCTATTATAATGCCAAACCGTAAGCCCGCAAGGTTGCGCGACTTCCGACACCTGCGAGCAACGCCCCTCCCCAAGCGAACACCATACAAACCCCGCTGGTATTGGAAGCGAATACGCTCCAATCCTCGCAGGTAATCCAATGGAGAAAGGGGGATTATAGGGGGTATGAGGTAAAGTACAGCATTCTGTAACGGTTATTGATACAAATTACTGTAACTGCCGAAATTACCCCCTCATAACCCTCCCTAAATCAACAAACATAGTAAAATACTGAACATCAAATGAATAGAAGAAAATCAACACAAATAATACCGGCTCAAATACCAACGAGAAGGCTGGTAAAGGTCGATTATGTCATAGGAATTGACCCCGATGTGGAAAAAAACGGCGTTGCCTTCCTCGATTGCTCCACGAAAAGATTGGAGGTAACATCACTAACCTTCCCCGACCTGCTGGACTTCCTCCGCTCCTCCAAAAGGCAAGCAGAGGTACTGCAAAAGAACCTGCGCGTGATAATTGAGGCGGGCTGGCTCAACAAAGCACATTGGCATTTGAACCCGAAGGACACAAAGCAAAGCGCAGCCGCAAAAGGTAATGCAGCTGGTAGAAATCACGAAGTCGGCAGGAAGATAGCCGAAATTTGTAGCCATTGGCAACTCCCTTACGAACTGATTAAGCCTCTCGCGCTCAAAATGGGAGGAGTGAACATTTGGAAAGGACCAGACGGCAAGATAACTCACGAGGAACTCGCCGCCTTCACGGGAATTATGGGAAAAACTAACCAAGAAGGAAGGGACGCAGCCCTAATTGCGTGGACTTGGGCGGGCTTTTCGATGCGAATTTTGAAAAAATAAACCAAAAAGTTGATATTTTTCTCTGCAAACGATTATAATGCAAACAGAATTGTGTAAATTTGCTGCAAATTTGGTATCATAATAAGTTTATAACCGATGAAAACAGAGCAAGTAAAACTTTCACAGGTAAAGGTAAACGGGGAGAACCCCCGTACCATAACGAAAGACAAGTTTGAGAAATTGGTAAACTCAATTCTTGTATTCCCGAAGATGTTGGCTATCCGCCCCGTTGTCGTTGATAACAAAATGGCTGCCCTCGGCGGCAATATGCGCCTTCAAGCGTTGAAGGCTATCGCAAAGATGACGCACGGCGACATCTGCAACCGTCTTGGAACAATCAACGACTTCTTGAAGAAGGGGGACGGCGAGCGCGAAAAGATTGTGCAGTATTGGGCGGGCTGGCTTCAAAAGCCCGTAGTTGAGATTATCAACGCGAGCGAGCTGACCGAGGACGAGCGCAAGCAGTTTGTTATCAAGGACAATGTTTCGTTTGGTAATTGGGATTATGACGCACTCGCCAACAAGTGGGACAACAACAGCCTCGGCGATTGGGGTATGGATGTGTGGAACTCTAACCCGACAGCGTTTGCACCTATACAGGGTGCGACTCCTTCGGCTACGCCCGCAATGCCTGATGCGAGCGAGGAAGACGACCCGACTGCGATGTTCCAAGACGCTCTGCCTCCCGAATTGCAGGGCGCAGACTTGTTGCCCGCAGACCTTCCCAAGATACAGGGCAGCGATGAAACGGCAATGGAGCGCGTGATTATCGTGTATCCGAAAGAGCAGTTGCCGCAGTTGTGTAACCTTCTTGGAATGGCGACAATCGACAAGGTGGTTTACAAAATAGACGAACTGAATTGTGCTGTGAGAGCAGACAAGACTATGGTTGATAGGGCTTGCGAATGGCTGAAAGACGAAATAAGCAACTATGTTTCATATGATGGAGAAATAGACAAAGAACTTATAACTGATT